CTTATCGGTGGCGTCGAGAAGATGGGTAAGACCACCTTCGCCACCCAAGCACCGAATTCGTTGCTGATCCCGCTCGAGGTGGGCTACGCTACGGTCACGACCGCCAAGACTCCGCAGATCACGGACTACCAGCAGTTCTTTGGGTTCATCGAGAACGAGGTGATTCCGGCGGTAGCAGCTCGGACGTTCCCGTACCGGTCGATCGTGATCGACTCAGCTACGGCGCTGGAGCGCCTCATCCACGACGACGTCGTGAAGCGCGACAACGGGTACAAGTCCAGCGGCGGCAAGAAGATGATGTCTATGGAGTCTTCGCACGGGGGCTTTGGCAAAGCTTACGGTCTTGCGAACGAAGACTTCGATCAGCTGCTGCTGCGCTTCGACTGGCTCGCTGCGTGCGGCATCAACATCGTGATGACGTGCCACGTCTTCAGCGCGAAGATTTCGGACCCGACCGCCGGCGCCTACGACTGCTGGGACGTGTTGCTGCACTCTCCGAAGAACGGCCGTACCTACGGCAAGCGTGAGCGCATCACGCAGTGGGCAGACGTCCACGGGTTCATCTACGAACCCATCTTCGTGACCAGCGGAGAAGGTGGCGCCATGTCGCGCGCTACTTCGCAGAATAAAGGGCGCGTGCTCGGTATGAGCAGAACGCCCGCCTATGTGGCAGGTAACCGATTCAAGATCGTCGGTGAACTGCCGCTGCCGACGCCCCCGGACGTCGGGGCTCCATTCGATCCTGCGAAGATCGGGTGGAATGTGATGGCTAACGCCATCTATCAGACGTCGGGAATCGACGTTTTCAATCGCGGACAATAGAGGAGTCAAATATGGCAAAGCTTGAGGTAGCATTCAACGCTCGCACCGTCGAGCCGCGGACGGGGTTCACGACCGTTCCGGCCGGCTGGTACAAGGTGCTGATCGACGACGAACCCACGATGAAGCCGACGAAGAAGCCCGGCGGCATGTTCCTGCACATTCGCTTCTCGATCCTGGAAGGGCAGTACGCCAACCAGAAGCTCTTCGCGCGGCTCAATCTGCAGAACCAGTCGCCGGAAGCGCGCGAGATCGCCCAGCGCGAGCTGTCGGCCATCTGTCACGCCACCGGTGTGCTCGACCTCGTCGACACCGCTCAGCTGCAGAACATTCCGATCCTGGTGAAGGTGAAGAAGCGTCCGGGCGGCACGAACGAGGAGACCGGCGCCGAGTACGAGGACTCCAACGAGATCTCGGGCTACAAGCCGATCACCGATGCTGCGGCGCTCTCTGCGGCCGGCGCGACCAACGGTGCCACCCCCGCAACCGCTGGAGTCGCGGTACCCGCCGCCGGTGCAGGGTTTACCCCGCCCCCGGTTGCTAGCACCGCTGCACCCGCGTTTACCCCGCCGCCGCTTGCGACCGCTGCACCGGTTGCACCCACGGCACCCGTTGCGCCGGTGGCCCCGACGGCACCCGTTGCGCCGGTGGCCCCGACGGCTCCGGCTCAGCCCATCTACACGATGGCTGCGGGCGAGACCTTCACCCGTGAGCAGTACAACGCGGCGGGCTGGAACGACGACATGCTTGTTCAGCAGGGCAAGATGACGATCACCATGCCTGCTCCGGTGCTGCCCGCTGCTCCGCCGGCCGGTCCGGCTGCCGCTCCCCAGCCCTGGGCGAACGGTCAGCTGCCGCCCCCGGGCGCTCCGGCTGGTGCTCCGCAGATGCCGCAGATGCCGACGGCCCCGGCCGCCCCCGGCACGGTGGCGAACGCGCCGCCGCCGTGGACGAAGCCGCAGTAACCCCTCTGCCTGGCAGCTGAGGGAGACTAGGGTGGGTGTAGCTCTTGGGGCACCCACCCTCTTTTTAGAACAGTGCCTGCTCTTGCGCAAACGAGAGTTGGATTTTGCGGTCCACGGCGAGGCCGAGGCACTGTTCCAATAAGAGGTGTCCTAGTGGCAAAGAAACCGGTAGAGTATAATCCAAATGTCATCATTGCCTCTAAGACTTTGGCAGCGATCGATGCTGCTATTCAAGCGGACGGCGGCAACGCTTTCCGGTACTGGCAAGGCGTCGTCATGCCCACCCTCGACGATGCCTACCGCGTCGATGAGGAACCGTTCCGCACGCATCTCGGCGCATCGGGTCTCGGCGATGATTGCCATCGGAAAATCTACTATGACTGGCGGTGGTTCACTCGTAAGAAGTGGCCGTCTCGTATGCTGCGACTGTTCAACCGTGGACATCTCGAAGAAGGACGAATTATTGCCCTTCTGCTGATGATTGGGGTAGAGGTCTATCAGCAAGACGCAAACGGTAAGCAATTCCGAATCAGCTTTGCAGGCGGTCACGCAGGAGGCTCTGGCGACGGCTGGGGTGTGGGAATCCCGGACCTGCCTCCCGGAACCAAGTCGCTATTCGAGTTCAAAACATACAACGACAAGCGGTTCAAAGAACTGCAACTCAATGGCGTGAAGATAGCCAAAGAGCAGCACTACACGCAGATGCAGACCTATATGCGCAAGATGGGTTTGACCGTCGCTGTGTATTTCGGAATCAACAAGAACGACGACGACATCTATGCGGAGATCATCTATCTAAACCCATACTGGGCGGACGAGAAGCTCGAGCTCGGTGAACGACTGGTCTACGCTAAGGAACCACCGAAGAAGATTAACAATAGCGCGGGCTGGTACAAATGCAAGATGTGCGACCATTATGGCGTATGTCAGCTAAAGCAAGCGCCTGACCGCAATTGTCGCACATGCATACACAGTGAACCCTTGCAAGACGGGACTTGGATGTGCAATAAGTATAGTTGCACCCTAACCAAACAGCTCCAGTTCACTGGATGCGCGGAAGGATATGAGCCCCGCTAATGCAGCTCCGTGACTATCAATCCGAAGCTATTACACGCGTTTTCGAGTATTTCGCTTCACATCCGACGGGTAACCCTGTCATCGCGATGCCCACAGGTACGGGCAAGTCGCTGGTGATTGCAGGACTGGCTCACAAAATCTTGACGCAGTGGCCTGGCCAGCGTATCATGGTCGCTACGCACGTCAAAGAGCTTATCCAACAGAACTACAATAAGATGATGGGTCTTTGGCCCTTCGCGCCTGCTGGTGTCTACAGCGCTGGTCTGAAGAGCCGTGACACTACGCAAGGTGTTCTGTTTGTCGGTGTGCAGTCCGCTGCACCTTGCTGGCCTATGTTCGGGCATATCGACCTGCTAATGGTTGACGAGGCTCATCTCGTAAGCCCCGACGATAAGTCGAACTATCAGAAGCTCATCCAGGGCTTGAAGACGATCAATCCGTACCTCCGCGTAATCGGGTTGACCGCTACAGCCTGGCGCCTCGGGTACGGTAAGATCACCGACCCAGACAAGGACGGCAACAAGGCGCTATTCGACGACATCTGTTTCGACATCACAACGCTCGAGTGCTTCAACCGGTTGATTGCGGAAGGTTATCTTTCACCGCTCATCCCGAAGCCTATGCAAACTGAACTAGACGTCACCGGGGTGCGCAAAACCGGAGGCGACTACAACGGGAAGCAACTTCAAGCTGCTGTCACGAAGTCCGGGGTAACCCGCGCCGCGCTAAGCGAAGCGCTACAGATTGCAGCCGACCGCAGGCATTGGCTTATCTTTGCGTCGGGCGTGGAGCACGCGGAAGAGATTGCGCGCGAGATGACCGCGCTTGGGGAGACTTGCCTTGCAGTTCATTCCAAGATGGGAGACGAAGTCCGCGACGAAGCTATACGAAAGTTCCAGCGCGGTGAAGTACGAGCTCTTGTCAACAACAATATTCTCACGACAGGTTTCGATTCCCCGTGGGTTGACTGCATTGTATGCCTTCGACCCACTATATCGTCTGTCCTTTGGGTTCAGATGCTTGGTCGAGGGACACGACCATATAACGGAATGGTCATGCCCTGGGCTCAATTTGACCCAACCCCTAAACAGAACTGCCTCGTACTCGATTTCGCGGGAAACACCCGTAAGCTTGGACCAATTAACGACCCCGTCGTCCCGAAGCAAAAGGGAGAGGGTGGCGGTGACGCACCGGTCAAGCTCTGTGAAGTTTGCAATACGTTCAATCATGCTAGCGTCCGCATTTGCTGCTGCTGCGGTTCTGAATTCCAGTTTGCGGTAAAGATCAAAGAGGACGCGTCCACAATTGATCTGATCAAGCAGGACATGCCGAAGACTAAGGTCTTCAAGGTCACAATGATCACTGCGAAGAAACAGGAGAAAGCTGGGCGTCCGCCCACACTGCGAGTTACTTATCACACAGGGCTCAAGTCTTACGATGAGTGGGTTTGTTTTGAACACACGGGGTTCCCGAAGGTACAAGCGACGCGTTGGTGGAAGGAACGAAGCAAAGACCCATGCCCTGAAACGGTGGGAGAAGCTTTGGAACTCCTTGATCAGCTCCCTTCTGCAACTCACATCAACGTCCACCTGAACCCGCCCGACGGCTACCCAAAGATTCTGTCACACTGCTATGACGGCACCGCGTTCGGCGAGCACGCTGCAGAAGAAGGTCCTGGCGCAATGCAACCGGACGTTCCTACAACGAAGCCGAAAATGTGGACTGACGACGATATACCCTTTTAGAGTAAATGAAGTGTTGCGCCCGTGCAGGCTTGTGCTATAGTACAGGGGTAACCACAGGAGCAAATCACTTGCGCTTCATCCACTACCCTAAGTTTCAAGATCCTTCACTGAACATACCCGCGTTCCTGGATCGGCGTCAGTTTGCTAACGTCGGCGGTGAACAGTTCATCGTACTACCGGACTTCGACCCGTCCAAGCTTTACGATCCGCGCGGTCCGCGGACGTGGGCGCCGATCAAGGCCATGCACGAGATCAAGCGTCGTACGGAAGCGCCAGCTGCGCAGCTCTATTGCGCCAACAAGTCGTGGCCTGTGCAGGTTGTCCGAAAGGGCAAGAACCCGCAGAACCTCTGCATGTACGAGAATTGGGATCAGTTCACGGAGACGCACAGCTTCACGGACTACCCTGTCGAGCGCACCTTCCAGAGCGAAGGCGTCACGTACATTGTGGTCAAGAACGAGCTGGTTCGCAATACGATCGTGAACAACGCGATGGCAGGCGGCGTCAAGCTCAACACGCGTCCGGACCTGATGGAACAGAACGGCGTGAAGCG